GCTGCAAAGAATTTGGATATTAAACTATGGAAGAAAAAAGAACATACAAAACAATTAAATGGATATTAAAAGATAATATCAAAAAGAATGTCAGGGCTTTGTGGACTTGGAAAGATGATAACTTTACCTGCATATATGAAAACTATGATGGAGATGACCGCATATACACATCTAGTCAATTACTAAAACTTTTAAGCAAATGATAATATTTACAATACTAGGCATCTTAACAGCAATCTTTTTCTTTGTAGTTATTCTTATGAGTATAATAGAAACAAGAATTAAGAACAGAAAAAAAGAAAAGTTCCTTTGGAAAATGGATAAAGTAGAAACACGAACAGGAGGACTAGCACACGATAGAATAAATGAAAAATAATAGAATACCAAGTTACTACATAGGAAAGCGTTATAAAATAGAAGCTCGTAAAGTTATAGAAGACTTTGAACTCACTTATAATACAGGAACAGCAGTTACTTATTTACTCCGTTCAGAACGCAAGCACGCAAGTCCAATTGAATGCATACAGAAAGCTATAAACCATTTAGAGTTTGAATTAGATAAGCTAAAGAAATGACATTATACACTTGCGAATGTGGAAAGACTAAAGAATTATCTAAAGTTACAATAGTTTACAGAGATGGAGATTGGGTAGCAAAAGAAGCTGAGTGCGAATGTGGAAAGTATATGGATAGTATACCAACCGAAGGTATGCCAACACTTCAAAGAACAGAACCAAGTCTAAGCAAGAACAGAGATAAGTTATGGGCAGGAGCAAAAGAAAAGCTAGTAGGTTCAAGAGGAGTTAATGAATCCTTTGACTAATGAAGTTCGTGATAAAGTGTGATAAAGATAAGCAAACTCTGATAAACTATTTAAAGGAATTAGGGAATGACTATTTAGTAGACGTTAAGAAACAAAGAAACACAAGGTCTAATATGCAGAATAACTATTATTGGAGTTGTATAGTTCAACCACTATCAAATGATTTGGGCTATTTCCCCGACGAAATTCACGATTTGCTAAAGGTCAAGTTCTCAAGTGAATGGGAAAGCATAGAACGAAATGATAAGGTAATAGGAGTGCAAGTAGTTAAGAGTACAGCTAGAATGGATAGCAAAGCTTTTGAGATATACGCAGACCAAATAAGAATGTGGGCAATGACTGACTTGGGAATCAGACTAATGCTGCCAAATGAATTTGAATAATTTCTATTATATACTATGGAAACAGAACAGAAGAGGACACAGGAAGGTAAAAAGAAGCTCATAGCAGCACTAGAGATGTCATTAGGTATAGTAACAGAGGCGTGTGAGAAAGCAGAGATAACAAGGAGTAGACACTATGCTTGGATGAATGACGATGAAGAATATAAGATTGCAGTAGATAATATAGATAGTAAGTTCATTGACTTTGCAGAAACAAGTCTAAAGAAACAAATTAAGGAAGGCAATACAACAGCTACAACTTTCTTCCTGAGAACGAGAGGACGTAAGCGAGGGTATAATGAGAAACAAGAAATAGACTTAACATCAGGAGATGAAAGAATCAAAATCAACATCAATCTTGGAGATTAACCCCAAGTTCACACCAAAACAAAAGGAGTGTCTAAAGTATCTATTTGATGACAAGACTAAAGAGGTATTATTTGGAGGAGCAGCAGGTGGTGGAAAGTCTTGGGTAGGTTGTAGTTACTTAATTACAATGTGCCTTACATATCCTAAGACAAGATACCTAATGGGAAGGTCAAAGCTTGACGCATTAAAGAAGACTACCTTAAACACTTTCTTTGAAGTATGTACTGAGTGGAACTTAAAAGCTTTAAAAGACTACACGTTCAATGGTTCAAGTAATGTGATAACCTTTTACAATGGTTCTGAGATAATCCTTAAGGACTTATTCCTTTACCCTTCAGACCGAAACTTTGACTCATTAGGTTCACTTGAAATAACAGGAGCTTTTATAGATGAAGCAAATCAGATAACAGAAAAAGCTAAGAACGTAGTAGCATCAAGACTAAGGTACAAGCTAGACGAGAACGGACTTATCCCTAAGATGCTGATGACGTGTAACCCTGCAAAGAATTGGGTATACTCAGAGTATTACAGACCTGCTCAAGATAATACAATAAAATCATACAGAAAGTTTATTCAATCTTTAGTGATTGACAATAGCTATATATCTAAGCATTATGAAACCCAACTATCTCAATTAGATGAACTAAGTAAGCAAAGACTTCTATTTGGGAATTGGGAATACGATGCAACTGATGACAGTCTTATAGACTATAACTCAATAATGGGAATGTTCAGTCAGAAAGGAATAACAGGAGAAAAGTATATAAGTTGTGATGTGGCACGATTTGGAAGCGATAAGACAGTTATAATGCTTTGGGAAGGCTTACACCTTAAATACATACGAACTATCCTTAAATCGGCTGTAAATGATGTTGTGGACGAGATTAAGAAACTACAACAAGAAAACCAAGTAGCTTTAAGGAATATAATAGTAGATGAAGATGGAGTCGGAGGTGGTGTTAAAGATTACTTGCGTTGTCAAGGATTTACAAATAATGCTAGAGCTTTAAAAGGAGAGAATTATCAGAACTTAAAAACTCAATGTTATTACAAACTAGCAGACGAAATAAACAAAGGACAAATTGGAATCAGTTGTTCAGATGTAAATGTTAAGAATCAAATCTCAGAAGAACTTGAGCAGGTTAGAATGAAAGATGCAGACAAAGATACAAAGCTTCAGATAATAGCAAAGGACACAGTTAAAGCTATTCTAGGACGTTCTCCTGATTATGCTGATGCTTTAGCTATGCGAATGTATTATGAGATAGATAAGAACGTAGGTAGGTATTACGTTCAGTAAACTAAATAACCTAAATTTCTATTATATATTAGATGAAAGTTAAAATTAAAAAAGAAGGGAAGATTGAAGAGTTTAAACTTATCAATAGTTGGTCAGATGTAACTCTTGAAACTTGGCTACAACTTATTGACTTTGAAACAGGTACAAAGACTGAAGAAGCTACTAAGACTATTGAAGCATTGTCAGATATTCCTAAGAAGTTAGTTAAGGAGTTAGCTCTGTCAGACGTAGTGGCTATAATGAGTAAGATAGGAGAGCTACAAGCAAAGCAAGACACAAAGCTTAAAAGACTGATAGAGATTAACGGAGTTGAGTACGGATTTATGCCTGATTTGGATTCAATAAGTTTAGGGCAGTATGCCGATATTGAAACCTTTATTAAGAACGGAATAGAAACAAACCTTCCTGAGTTGATGGCTGTACTCTATAGTCCTATAAAATTTAAGAAGAACGATATATACATAGTAGAAGCGTATGATGGAGATATTCGGCTCAGAGCAGAGGAGATGAAACAGATGTCAGCTGAACAAGTGCAAAGTGCATTGGTTTTTTTTTACACTTTAGGGAAGGTATTGTCAGAGATTTTGCCATTATATTTGATGGAGAAGCTGAAGGAAACGAAGACGCAATAGCTAGTAATGACTTTGCATCTAAGTGGGGTTGGTTCGGGGTTCTCCACCGCTTGTGTAACGAAAAAATTGTAAACTTAGAAGCAATAACAAAGCTCAGCCTATTAGAATGCCTGACTTGGTTAAGTTATGAAACAGATTTGAACTCACAAAATAAAGTAAAAAGAAATGGTTAAAAATAAAAGCTACAATAACGTAATAAACACCTTACTTAGATTAGGTGAATATCATAAGCAAATAAGCACAACTTCTGTAGGAGATATATTTGACATTGACTTAGAAAAGAATACTAAGTTTCCTTTGCTTCATATCAATCCGACAAACGTAACAACAGGAGATAGTCAATTAACTATGAACTTTCAAATCTTTGTAATGGATATGGTAAGCGAAAAAGCTGATTGGACTATGAACAATGCTTCAGCTAACTTCGGTAAATTAGTTAAGACTTTAAGCAACGAACAAGACGTGTTGAATGAAACACTTCAAATATGTACAGACTTTATTGGAATGCTTAGACATAGTGAACAACAGTCTTTAGCAGGAACGAATGATATTAATGCACCTATATACTTTACTCAAGACCAATTCACTTTAGAACCATTCTCAGAAAGGTTTGACAATGTTGCTTGCGGTTGGGTATTTAATATTGGAGTCTTAGTTCAGAATGACTTTAGCACGTGCGACATTCCTGTTACTTCTAGTGGTGCAGGTTACTAATGAAGTTCAAGATTGGGAAGTTAATAATACAGTTAGGTTGGAAAGGTTGGAAGATAACTCTTAATTTATGAAGACACAAAACATAGAGAGGTACTTAGAGAGCTTCGGGAAGCAAGTAGTAAATCGTTCTAAAGGTAACTTACAACGTGCAGGGAAGGGTGGAAAGCTTGAAGAGTCTATTAAGTTTGAAGTTATAACTACTTCAGAAGGATTTACAGTTCAGTTCTTTATGTCAAGCTATGGTCAGTATGTAGATAAAGGAGTATCAGGTACAAAGCAAAAGAGGACGTTTAAGAACTATAAGGGAAAAGTAATTGCAACTCCTTATGGTTATAAGAACACAAAAGGACATTCACAACCACCAAGTAGTGCTTTAGATAAGTGGGCGGTAAAGAAAGGATTAGCTCCAAGAGATGCAAAAGGTAGGTTTATGAAGCGTAAGACTTTGACGTTCTTAGTAGCTAGAAAAATAGGACGCTTTGGAATACAAGGAATAAGCTTCTTTCAGAAACCTTTAGGACTTGGATTGAAAGAGTTTGGAAAAGACTTATTAGGAAACGTAAAAGAAGATATAATTAATAGTTTAACAACAGTAAAATAATGGCATTAGCAATAACTCAACACCCTTTATACACACTTAATCCTGTAAGTCAGGAAGTAATATTTACAGTCTTAGATGAAGATACAGTCGCAGACTATTATAAGGTAAAGTACATAGCTGAAGTTCATATCAGTACAGTAGACATTGACTTAGCTACTACTACAGCTATTGTCGGTACTTTCAAGACTACTCCAAACAATTCAGGAGCAGGAATCTTTGACTTCAGTCCAATAGCAGAAAGCTTTGTGAGTCCTGATAACTTAGCAGCAATAGGAAGTTCATATAAAGGAGATGCAACTTCATCTATTGTAACACACCCATTACACTTAATAAATAAGTTTTCTCTTAACGATAATGCAGTTAGATATGTAAAGATTAGGTTTAAAGTTGAAGGTTCTACAACAGCTACAGGCAACGCAGTAGTAATAGGTTCTTCAGCAGACTCTAGCCAATATACATTAATCAATGGCTACTTAAAATATTCAGACATACAGTATAGAGATGCAACGGGTAACTTTGGATATGATACAGGGGTATTTCAGTTTATTAATGGGGTATCAGGAAGACGTTTCTTAACTAATGCACCTACTACTCAGTATGCAAATAAGACTGACTACGGAACTCTATCTTTTATGGCTACTCCAAAGACAGGAGATGTTACTAATACGACTATATCTTACATAAAAGTTCAAATGTTTGCAGACAATGGAGCTCCTTATGTTACTATAGACATAGACAACACAGACGCAAATGGAGGAAACACAACTTGGGATTCTGACACTAAAAATCAGTTACTACACTTTGGTTGTTATCCTGGTAATTTAAGAAATTGGAGTTCAAGTTTTGAAGCATTCATAGGTATGTCAGCTTATTACACTATTCAAGCGTATAACAGTTCTAACACTTCAATATCAGACCAATTTACAATTAATATAAACTGCCCTACTAAAAAAGGATTTGAGCCTATAAGACTTACTTGGTTGAATCAATGGGGAGGTTGGGATTACTACACTTTCACTATGAAGTCTACTAAGACTATCTCAACTAAGGGAAGTACATATCAACAATTAGAAGGAACGTGGAACGATAAACTTTACAGTCCTAGTGGTTATAAAGGAGGGAAGAAAGCGTTTAGAGTTAATGCAACTGAAAAGATAAGTATGAATACAGACTTTGTAAATGAAGCTGAAGCATCTTGGTTTGAAGAACTTATCAATAGTACTGAAGTTTATATACTTGAAGGATATGAAGCTAAAGTAGAAACTACATTTTTACTTAATCAATATGTAACACCTGCAAGACTTACTACTTCTAACTTTACTAAAAAGACTATAGCCAACGATAAACTTATTCAATACACTTTTGAAGTTGAAAAGAGTAAAACCCTTAGAACCCAATCAGTATAATGAGTGTACAACTAATACTATATCCTCAAAGTTATGGAGGTCAATTTAATTCTATTTCTAGTTCGCCTTCTGAAGCGGTAGTAAATGGGATTAAGTTTGTAAACTTAAACAACTCAACTACTTATACGAGTACGGCTTCAAATCCTTACTTAGATACAGTAACGAATGAACCTGCTGACATAGTCAATACTTGGTATAGATTTAGAAAAGGTTCACTAGCTTATCCTACTGCATCTTTAGGAGATGTAACTTTAGTAGGGGGTTCTAGTGAGATTTCAGGAGTATATCAGACTATTTCAAGTCTTACAATAGGTGCATTATATACTGTTACCATAAACATACCTACCGCAGTAGTTGGTGGTAATGTTAAGGTTGGTGTTTATTTAGGAACGTCTTTATTAACTTCAACAACTTACAACTCAAACGTAACGCAAATAAGTAAGACTTTCATTGGTGCTGCTAACGAATTGACTGTAATGATTAGTTATTCTAACGCAACATCTACAGACCTTACTATTTCAAACATATCAGCACAACCTATAATTGGAGCAATACCTTCAGGAGATACTAGCATACTAGACAACGGACAAGTTATATGCGACCTTTATGAAGATGAAGATTTACCTTTAACCTTAAGTGTAGATAACTTTAAGAACGTAGCTGAGAAAGTACAGAGTTATTCAAAGGCTTTTAATTTACCTGCAACAAAAAGAAACAATAAGATATTTGACCAAGTCTTTGAAATAACAAGGTCTGATGACGGAGTTATATTTAACGTATATAAGAAGACTAAGTGTGTTTTAAAACAAGATGGATTCATTCTATTTGAAGGTTATTTAAGGCTCTTAGACGTTACTGATAAGAACGGAGAAATTAGTTATAGTGTAAACCTTTATTCTGAAGTAATAGCTTTAGCAGACTTCTTAAAAGACTCAGACTTTAGAGCTTTAGACTTTACGGAATTAACACACGAATATAACAAGGATAATATAAAGAATAGTTGGAACGATTCAGGAACGGGAATAACATATACAGAGCCAAGCACTTCAGGTTTTAGAGATGCTTACAGTACAGTTAAATATCCTTTTGTTAATTGGAATAACTCTTTTATAGTAGCAGCAGCAGGTGGAACACCAACAGCAGGTAATCCTCAACTACCTAACTTAGAAAGTGCATTCAGACCTTGGATTAATGCGAAGTATATTATAGACCGAATATTTGAAGGAACTCCTTTTACTTATGAGTCAGACTTCTTTGATACAGCAGACTTCGAGAAGCTTTATATGGACTTTAATTGGGGAGCAGATAATAATCCTGTTCAATCAGTAGATGATGGTAGTAATACATTTTTTGGTACAAACGGACAAGGAACTCATTTTGCAGGAACAAGTTACACAAACTTTGTGCTTGATAATACTGGTTTAGTGTATTTTGTCTTTCCTCCAAATTATGATAGTACTACTAATATTATTACATCTACAGCCACTAATGAAACTTATAATATAAATTATGATTATACAATTACAAATACAGATTCAGTAGCTAGAACTATAGAATGCAGATATTTAAAGAATAGTACAGAATTTAATTATTCAGGAGTTATTACACTAGCAGCAGGAGCTTCTTTTGTTTATCAAGGAAATCTTAATATGTCTTTAGATACAGGAGATACTTTGCAAGCTCAATTTAAAGCTAGTTCAGCAGGTGTTGTCCAACAGGATATTTATGGCAGTGGTGGTTTTGGAACTAATGTAATTTTTATTTTAGGAGTTACTAACATTACTACAGACACAATACTACAAACACTAAGAGGAGAAACAGGTCAATGGGATTTCTTAAAAGGATTAATTACTATGTTCAATTTAGTAACTGTTCCTGACAAAGATAATCCTAACAATATTATAATAGAACCTTACTCAGATATATTCATAACAAGTACTGATAGTACAGAATTAAATTGGACTGATAAAGTAGATGTTTCAGAAATGAAATTAACACCTTTGGCTGACTTGAATAAGAAAACAATATTTAAGTTTGTAGAAGATGACGATGACTTCCCATTCACTAATTATAAGAACCAAGTTGGAGGACACTTATACGGAAGTAAGAAGTATAATGCAGGTAACGAATTTAACATACTAGAAGGAACGAATGAAGTAATTGCAGAGCCTTTCGCAGCTACAGTTGTAAAGCCTTTAATGTACCCTCAATACCCACAATTTGTAATTCCTTCAATATATGCTTACAACTCTGAAAATCAAGAGTCTGAAGGTTTTGAAAACAGCCCTAGAATAATGTATAATAACGGAATACAATCTACAGGTGTTTCTTATTATATACCACCACAAAATGGAGTAGCAGAAGAACAGGAGTTTAACTATTTAAACTTTAGTCATATAAAAGACGGAGGTTCGGTTGTAGCAGATTATACAGACTTCCATTTTGGAGAATGCCAACTAGTAACAGGTGCAGGAACAGGAACATTGAATAACCTATTTAACTTATATTGGCTTCCTTACTATTCAGAACTTTACAATCCAAATACTAGGATAATGACAATAAAGGTTAATCTTACTCCTGCTGATATTAATACATTCAAGTTCAATGATACTGTAATGATTAAGAACAGAATCTTTAGAGTGAACAAAATAGACTACAAGCCGAACGACTTGGCAACAGTTGAATTTATACTTATACCATAATGCCTGATATTACATACGAAATACCATACCTAAACGGAATGACAGTTAAACCTGTATCAGTTTCAGGACTAGGAGTAGTTACCTTTACAGACGGAACTAATGACGTTTCTCCTAATCAGTTACAATGTGAAACTTACGGATATACATACAATAGAGCATCAGGAACTTGTTCGGTGTTCAGATACAGCACAAACTTAAATAGAAGCTTTGAAACTAGCTAAAACAAAAAAATAAAACTATGGCAAAGGAAGTATTAGAATTAGAAGTTAAATCCGATATAGGGAAGACTACTAAAGAAGCTAATAAACTCGCAAAGAGTATTGATAAATCTACAGAAAACACAAAGGAGTTAAGGGCAGCTTCTAACATTGGAACTGTTGGATTTGTAAAGCTAAGAAATGCAGTAAGTATGGTTGGAACTGCTTTAAAAGCTTTAGGTATTGGATTGATAGTGGCAGCCTTTGCGACATTGAAGCAATTATTCGAACAGAACCAAAAAGTTTTAGATTTCTTTAATACTTCATTTAAGGCGACTTCATTATTATTTAGGGATTTATTTACTTATTTAGAGAATAATATAGGTAGTTACAAGACCTATATGCAGGAAATGTTTGAAGACCCCACTCCTATGATTGAGAAAATAGGGATTTCTATTAAAGACCATTTTATACAGTCTTTAGTATCTTTAAATAAATTTATAGTTCAAGTTTCTAAAAGTTTACTAGCATTTACTCAAATGCGTTTTAAAGATGCAGTTGTTGAAATGGATTTAGCAGCTTTATCTTTATTGGATACTATAACAGGGGTAGATGGTTCAGCAGAAAAAATTACAAAAACACTAACAAGTGGTGCAGATAAGCTTAAAGAATACACTTCTACTATATGGGATACTGCAGAAGGAATGACTGAGTTAGAGAAAAAGGCTCTATTGGCAGAAATTGTATTTTCTAAGTTAAACGCAACTTATTTAAGAGAAGCAGAAATTCAAAGACAGATAAGAGATGACGTTTCTAAGTCATTTGCAGTAAGACTATCCGCAAATGAAAAGTTAGGAGAAATACTTAAAAATCAAACAGCAGACCAAATGGTTCAGTTGAAGATTCAGTTAGCTTCAGCTCAAGCAGCAAAAGATTTACAGCCAACAATAGAAAATAAAATAGCTTTAGGTCAAGCAGAGTTAGCTATACTTGAACTTAAAGAAACTATTGAAGGTCAAATATCTGAACAACTAACTAATCAAACAGGATTAGAGGAAGAATTAAGACAAGGTAAAGAACAATCTTTAGCAGAAGGAACATTAGGACTAGAAAGAGAATTAGAGGAGCTTAGATTGGCTTATGAAGAAAAGAAAAGGCTAGCAATAAAGTCAGGAGTTGATACAGCAGCTATTACCAAGCAATACGAAAAACAAAAGACTGATTTAGTTATGGCTAACGTACACGCTCAATTAGAAGCGTTCTCAGGTCTTGCTAGTGGGTTAAGTGCATTGGCAGGGGATAACAAAGAACTAGCAATAGCATCAGCAGTAATTGACACTTACGTTGGTGCGAATAAGGCATTTGCTCAAGGTGGTGTTATTGGTTATGTTACAGCAGCAGGAGTTATTGCAGCAGGACTAGCAAATGTTTCAAAGATTATGTCTACAGACGTAGGTAGTGGAGGTGGAGGTTCAGCACCAACAGAAGCTTCAATCCCTGCACCACAAATGATGTCAGGAGCTTTTGATATATCAGGAGGAGTAGCACCTGAAGCGACTAAGGCTTATGTAGTAACTGATGAAATGAGTAATAGTCAGAATCAATTAGCTAATATTAGAAGAAGGGCTACAATATAAAACAAAGGAACTAAATTTCTATTATATAATACAAACCTTAAATAAAAACTATGAACAAGCCAACACCATTCGGAAAAACTTACAAAGAATATACAGAAGCAGTTGAAAAATTTGAGTTAAGCAAAACTGAAAGAGTTGAGCTAGGAGCTATTGATGATTTAGAAAGTGATTACTATAAACTTTTATCAACAATAGAACCACATCAAAAGAAAGCATATCAGGAGGGGAACGAAATAAGTAAAATAGCAGTAAAGTTATTAGATGTTGCACAAAACGCTAAAATATTAATAGGAATGGCTAAAGAATTAGGTGCTGATAGTGTTCAGAAAAGTGCTGAAAAATTAGAAAAAAATGCTATGGTTAAGTTTAAATATTACGGCAAGGTCGCTGATAATATAGCTAAAGCAACTAAATAATATGAAAGCAACTAAAATAGTAGAACTTGTAATTGCAGACGATTCTGAAGAGCTGGCAATCGATGCTATTAGCTTAGTAACTAGTCCTGCCATTGAGCAAGACTTTGTATTCTTTGGTAAAGAGAAAAACAACTTGACATTTGCAAAGGTTGATGAAGAAAAGAGAATGTTAATTTCTCCTGCTTTAATTCCTAATAAGCAAATCTTTAGGCACGACCCTAATACGGATTCGGATTACTATGTATTCTTTTCAAAAGCGACAGTTGAAAAAGCAGCTTTTTTATACTTAAAACATAATAATCATCACAAAGCAACGTATCAACATCAAGATAGAGTTTCAGGCGTTCTAACAGTTGAAAGTTGGATTAAAGAAGGCGATAGCGATAAGTCTAAATTATACGGATATGACTTACCTGATGGAACTTGGTTCGTTAAAATGAAGATTGAGAATGACGAGTTGTGGGAAAAGATAAAAGCAGGAGAACTTAAAGGCCTCAGTATTGAGGGCTATTTTACTAATAAATTTGAACAAATGAACAAAAGACAACCAACACAAGAGCAAATACTTTCAGCTTTAAACGAGCTAATCAAAGAATCTAAAACTGAACTGAAGTCTGAAAAGATTGAGTTGGGATTGGCACAAGATTTAGATAAGGGGATTACAAAAGCAAAAGCAGATATATCTTATTTAAAAAAATTAGATAAAGAAAAGATTCAAGCATACAAAACAATAGAAAAAGTATCTGACATAGCATATAATATGGACGATGGTAATTTCTATGCTAAGATTGGTAATGACGCAAATAAAGCAGTAAAACAAGCTAAAGAATTAGGTGTTGATTTACCTCAAGCTAAAGAAATGAGAGATTTGTCAGAAGACTTTTTTAAGTGGTTTAATAAAGTAAGGTCAAAAAAATAATACTATATTTGTAAAAAATATATTATGAAACCATTCACAGAAGATACAATAGACACTATAATTAAAATAGGAGGTAACGGAACTTTAAACCACCTAAAACCAAACAGAACAATAACTATTCTATTATATAACAGAACTTAAAACAAAACTATAAAAAGATTATGGATTTAAAAAATCAAATATTAGTAGCACTTGGACTTGACAAAGAAGAAGTCTTAATGGCTTTTCAAGCTAAATTAGAAGATGGTACAATTATCACTTCTACAGCTGACGAATTAATTGCAGGAGTAGATATTTCCGTTCTTACTGAAGATGGTTCTGTAATGCTTTTACCTGTTGGAAATTACGTATTAGAATCAGGAGAATCTTTTTCAGTTGAAGAAGAAGGAATTGTTTCTGAAGTATTTGGTGCAGAAGACGTAGAAGAAGAAGCTCCTGTTGAAGAAGAAGTTGAAATGGCAGAAGAAGCTGACGTTGCTGATTGGGAAGGTATGGAAAAGCGAATTGCCAATTTAGAAAATGCAATTGCAGACTTAAAAGGAGAAGAAAAAGACACAGAAGAAGAAGTTGAAGAAATGTCAGTTGAAACTGAAGTAGAAGAAAGAGGTACAACTCCTAAATCTATTAAGACTACAGAAGTAGTTGAGTTCTCAATGGAAGACTTACAAGCAGAAAACGATAGACTAAAGACTGAATTAGCAGCACAACCTGCATCAGCACCTTTAGATACAAATAAATTTAGCTCAGAGAAAACTTCTCTAAGTAAAAAAGAATTAAAAATGATGACCTCACAAGAGAGATTCTTATATAACTTAAATAATTAAAAAAACAAAACAATTATGGCATTACCAACAGTAACAAGTACTTTCGAAGGGAAAGTAGCAGGTGGATATATTTCCGCTGCATTAAAAGAGGCTAACTCTTTAAACTTTATGACTTCAATGGAAAACGTGAAGTATAAAGCAGTAATTCAAAAAATGGAATCAGGTGCAGAGATGGCAGATAGCACGTGCGATTTCACAACAGCAGGAACTTTAGTTCTTACTGAAGCAATCATTACTCCAAAAGATTTACAAGTAAATATGGAAATTTGCAGTAAAAACTTATTGGATTCTTGGGAAGCTTTAGAAATGAGAGCAGGAGCAGGCGCACCAGCACCAGCATCTTTTGATGACTACTTAGTATCTCACTTAGCAGGTAGAATTTCTCAAGGAGTTGAAAATGCTATATGGTCAGGAAATGATGCAACAGGAGGTTCTTTTACAGGATTTACTACAGCAGCAGTAGGAAGACTTGTAGTAGACGCAACAGTAATTGATGTAGCTAATGTAGGTGGAGCAGGAACAGCGTTCTCAGCAACTAACATTATCAACAACTTACAAAACGCAACAGCAGCTATCCCTTCTAATGTTTACACGAAAGAAGACCTTTACATCTATATGAGTCCTAAGTCTTACAGATTATACATCTCAGCTATCTCAGCTTTAGGTTATGTAAACGCTTACTCTATGAATGGAGATTATGATGCAGTTTTTGAAGGAATAAAACTTGCAGTATGCAACGGGGCAGAAGACGATAAGTTAGTTTGTGCTGAAAAGTCAAATTTATTTTTTGGGACTGATTTAATTTCAGACTCAACAAATATCCAATTGCTTGACCAATCTCACGTAGGTAGCCTTAACACAAGACTTATCGCACGTTTCACAGGAGGAACGCAGGTAGGAATTGGTGCAGACGTAGTATTTGTATCGTAATTAATAAATAAACGGAAGTGAGGGGGTAAAACCCTTCACTCCCTTAACCTAAAAAAAACACAATATGGCTTGCACGGCACTTACAAAGGGGAGGGGACTTTTATGTTCCAAAACAACAGGAGGTATTAAGAACGTATACTTTGCAGTATATGACGAAGTTTTAGCTACTACAATAGTTGATTCAGAAGTAACTGATATTGATATGGGTGCAGACTCATTATATAGATACTCGTTACCAATGGGTACGGCTACTTTTTCTGATGCTATTACAGGCGACAGAGCTGCAGGTAGCTTGTTCTACACTCCTACTTTAAATTTAACTTTAAATAAGTTAAGTAAAGAAGACCAAAACCAAATCAAAATATTAGCTTCAAACAGATTAATTTGTTTCGCTGAATTAAATTCTACTTTAGCAAACGGACATAACGTAATAGTAGCAATGGGTATTGAAAACGGAATGGAGATTAATGCAGGTTCAATGGATTCGGGAGATACTTTCGGTTCAAGAAATGGATATACACTTACTCTAGACGGAATGGAAAAAGTACCTTCTCAAATGGTAGTAGATTATACTGCAACACCATTTGATAATGCAGACTCTTCAGGAGCTATTCCAATCGTAACATCTTAAAAACTTTCATTTTTATTATATTTTAGAGAAGGGTGGCTTAATTGCTACCCTTTTCTCTTTTAAAACAGTTTAAAGTAGTTCAGAACCAAATAAAAACAACTTATTTCTATTATATATAGTATGATACAAGCAACTACAAAAACTAATATAAAAGCATACTTATCTACAGAGGATAATCGTATAAATACTTCTGTAACTTCTGCTCATATTAGACACTTAGTTAAGTTCATTAATGATATGGACGGCTCAATAGTTTATTCTTATCCTGCTGAAGTTATAGCTGATAGATTTACAGAAATGACTTTCACTTATGAAGCTACAACTCCTAGTGAGTTCTTAGGGGAGGTTAATTTATTACCTTCAGGATATTGGAAGTATGAAGTGTATGAAGTAAGTTGGATAGGAACTGTAAGTATTAATTCAGAACAAGCTCCTGCTACTGAGAAAGAAAGCATAGAGCCTATAGGAGACGATATAGGTGTAGTACAGGGATTAGTAACTAAAGGGAAGCTTAATCTATCAGACTACAAAGGAACGTCTCAGGTGCAGTATAAAGAACACGAAACAGAAGAAGGAACTAACTATATATATTACGGACAATAACCGAATTAAATAAAAAACAATGGCAATAGAAAACGTACAACAACTCTTAACAGAGCAATTAGGAAAAAATAGATGTGATGTCTTTACGACTACAGCAATGACTGATAAAGATTATTATGCAGTTTACTTTGTAACCGAAAGCGTTATTGAAGAAATAGTTGCAGCTAATATACAATCAGTAGCAGGGAGTTCAGAGCTTAACTTACATACGACAATAGCAGCAGGAACAACTTTATTCTTAAACGTAAATGCTATAACTTTGACTAGTGGAATTGCTATAGGTTACTATGACCAAGTAATATAATGAAGTTAGCACTTGGAATGTCATTGCCTTCAAGTAACAAGGGAGGATTAACACCTACTCAGAAACTTGTAAATGCTTTTAAAGCAAGAGTTATTGCTGATGGTGGTAACTTTGAAGCTAAGGCTTGTTTAGAAGCACAATTAGTAATATTAAATAATATACAATGAGTTTATTAGATGATGTAAGTATTGTAGTAACACCTAACGGATATAAGGCAGGAGAACTCTATGCAGTTGTTCCTGTACCTACTGAGGGTGCTGATGTGGTTGTAGATGGGGATTTTCCTTTACCTAATACTGCTTGGTCACTTACTAATGCAACAGTAGAAGTTAATGGAGCAAGGGTAAACAATACTATTGTAGCAGGCTTTGCAGCGTTTAGTCAATTGCTTTCAGGTACTGTAATTGGAAAACAATTTGTACTTACTTATGATGTGATTGCAACTAATGGTAAAGATTTAGTATTAGACAACAGCACTTCTTTATTTTTAAACACATCAACTACAGGAATAAATAGAAAGCTATATTATACTTGGGGTAGAGGGGATAACTATTTAGTAATTAAAAGAGCAGTTGCAGATACGGACGTTACGATAGACAATGTAATACTACAAGAATACACAGCAGCTGATATGGACGTAACAAGAGCATCAGCAGCAACAAGAGTAGATGAGAATGGATTAGTTAATTATGCTGAGATTGTAGGAAGTGAGGAGGTTACTAATGGAGATTTTGCTACTGATAGTGATTGGAGTAAGGCATCTAATTGGACTATTAGTGGTGGTTCAGCAAGTAGTGATGGTGTTTCTGCAATTTCAAATTTATCTCAAACAGTTGTTGATTTCACGGGTAAAACCTTCTTAGTTGAAGGTGTGGCATCTAATATAACGCAAGGATTTGCTTATATTTCTTTAGGGGGTTCAGACCTGCAAATAGTTGTAGATAGTAATGGTGCGTTCAGTCATACTATAAGTATATCAACTGCTAACTCTACATTGTTCATATCGGCAAGGAATAACTTCATAGGCTCTATAGACAACGTATCAGTAAAAGAAGTAACAAGAGATAATGTACCAAGAATAGACTACTCAGGAGGAGGTTGTCCACATATATTAGCAGAGCCTATGAGGACTAATTTGGTTACTTATAGTGAGGATTTTACAACTTGGACAACGACAGGCTCAGCAAATGTAACCTCTAACACTACAATTTCCCCTGATGGAACACAAAACGCAGATACCTTAGATTTATTAGCAGGAGATTACTTTTATAAGCCAATAACGTCAGGAGCAGGAACTTTTACACTTAGTTGTTATGTAAAAGTATTGAGTGGTACTTTAGATTTTAAAATGCAAAGTTTTAGTGGAACTGATGGAGCTAATGCGAGTAGTGTTTTTACTGCAAATACTAATTGGCAAAGGTTTGAATTTACAACTACTGTTACGGTTGATTCTAACTTTTATCCTGTTCAAGTGAGTGGGCTTGTGGGGGGTGATTTTGAAATATGGGGAGCTCAATTAGAGTTAGGTTCATACCCAACAAGTATGATTCCAACATCAGGTTCAACAGTAACTCGTAATCAAGACCAATTCTCAAGAGATGGTATAAGTAGTTTGATTAATAGTACAGAGGGGGTTTTGTTTGTTGAGATGGCTGCATTGGCTAATGATAGTACAAATAGAATGATATCTCTATATGGTTCAGGAAATGATAAACTTACTTTGTTTTATAAAACAGCATCAAACAGTATGACAGTACAAGGATTTGTTGGAGGTTCGCTTCAGATAAATAGAACGATAACATTAACAGACATAACTCAATTCTCCAAGATAGCTTTAAGATATAAAACAAACGATTTTGCTTGGTATGTTGATGGAGTTAAAAAAACTGATGACACTTCAACTAATACTTGGAGAGCAAATACATTAACTAAATTAAGTTTTGATGATGGCTCAAGTGGAAATCCTTTATATGCTAAAGTAAAACAATTAAAATTATATAAGGAAGCACTTACAAATTCAGAACTAATCACATTAACAACGATATAAAATGAATATATACAAATTACAATACGACTCAAAAGCAGAAGGAGATGCTGACTTACTAGCTAAAGGTACTTATGAAGTAATAACTGAAGAAGGTGTTACTCAAGATGTGTACAGAAATGGAACTCAAGCAATCGTATATATCGGACAGATAGTAGAAGTTCCTGCAACTTACGATAAAGATGGTAACGAGCTTACTCCACCTATCTATTACGCAGGAGTATTTTACGACTTAATGACTACAGAAGAATATGATTTCGGAATTAACGAGGTGTTACCATTAAATTGCGTACATTCGTTTCTTGGTTACGCAAAGAACGCAGAAGGAACAGATATACCTGAAGAATTAACAATAGAATAAAACAAATGAATAACTTACTTTCAATAAACTTAGGCAGTTCAACAGCTCCAAAAATACAAGAGGTTAGAGGTAGGGACTATATAGAATACTCTGATGAAGACGGACTATGGAAGAATACCTACCCAAACTTCTTAATTGACCTTTATTATTCCTCATCTACACATTCTGCGATTATTAATTCCACTTCAGAGATGATTGCAGGGGAGGACATAGTAGTTGATGAAGAAGAAGGAATGGACTTAATTGAAATAGCTAAACTAAAAGCATTTTTAAAGAAGGCTAATAGTAATGAAAGTTGGCATCAAGTAATTAAGAAAGTATCCTTTGACTTTAAACTTCAAGGAGCTTATGCTTTGCACGTTATTTACAATAGAGAGAAAACAGCTATAGTTGAAGCATACCACGTGCCTGTAGAGCGTGTAAGAGCAGGTAGACCGAACGCAATGGGTAAAGTGGACACTTACTATATAAGTGCTGATTGGAGTAACGTAAGGTCTAACAAGCCCTATCCTGTTGCAGCATTCAATACTAACGATAGAACAGCAGGAAGTCAATTAATATACACAGGTTCTTATAGCCCTAATATGGACATATATTATACTCCTGACTACCTAGCAGCAAATAATTGGGCTTTGATTGACGCAAAGGTATCTGAATATCATTTGAATAATATCAATAATTCTTTCTCGGGTTCTTATATGTTCTCTTTTAATAATGGCATCCCTTTAGAGGAAGAAAGAAATCAAATTGAAAGAGATATAACAAACAAATTTACATCAGCAAGTAATGCAGGAAAGTTTTTGATGAGTTTCTCAGACGACAAAACTCGTTCCCCTGAAATACACCCTTTAAATACAGCAGACCTCTCAGAGCAATATATTACGCTTCAAGCCCTTTTGGTTCAGAATATCTTAACAGGGCATAGAGTAACCTCTAAGACGCTTTTAGGCATAGATTCAGACAATGGTTTCTCAAGTAATGCAGATGAACTATTAAATGCAGCAAATTTCTACCAAAATACAGTAATTAGACCTTTCCAATTAAACATCTTAGGAACACTAGGTAAAATATTTGCAGTTAATCAAATGGACTTGCCTATTAGCTTTGTTCAGTTGAAACCTATTACTATTCAATTTGACTCTGAAACTATTAGAGATGTAATGACTCAGGACGAAATAAGAGAGTCTTTAGGATTACCTCCATTAGACGGACAAGATGTTGCAGAAGACTTTACTACTCAACTATCAGAAGATAAAACTGAACTAGATTCTTTTATTGAAGAATTTGGAGAGGATATGTCAGAAGAATGGGAACTAGTAGAAGAAGAAGTAGTTGATGGAGAACACCAAGACTTTGACTATGAAGAAGTACTAAACGATATAGCAGGAGAAAAGATTGAACTAGCTTCAACAGGAAGAGCAATTCCTAGTCGTAAGTCAGAACAAGACGGACTATCTAAAAAGTCTTTTGATTACTTTAGAGTAAGGTATGTATATTCTCAAGATAATTTCTTGACAAGTAAGACAGGAGAAAAAAGGGATTTCTGCAAGAAAATGACAGCAGCTAAAAAACTTTACAGAAAGGAAGATATTATCAATATGGGTTCTAAGGAAGTGAATAAAGGTTGGGGTCCTAAGGGTAATTCAGATACATACTCTATATGGCTTTACAAAGGAGGAGGTAATTGCCACCACTTTTGGAGTAGACGTATCTTTAAAACTACAATAGGAGATTCTAAGACTACTAAGATAGAAGATGCTGATATGATAGGTTACACTAAAGCTAAGTCAGAAGGATTTACAGCTAAGAAGAACGACAAGTTAGTAGCAACACCACCAAAGAAAATGAAGAATAACGGATTTTTAAAACCTAGATAATTATGGGATACGTACTATTTATATCAGAAGCTAAACTAAAAGAATCTACAGCAATCAATTTGAATGTAGATGTTGAGCTATTACTTCCTTATACTCGACAAGCACAGAAAGTATATTGTGAAACTAAATTAGGAACAGACTTAACGCAAAAATTGAAAGACTTAATAATAGCAGGAACAGTTGGTTCATCAGGGAATGAAGCTTACAAGACTTTGTTAGATGACTACATTGGGGATATGCTTCCAAATTGGGGATTGTATTTATTAGTTCCTTTTTTAAGATTTAAAGTAGAGAATGGAAACATATACTCTAAGACTTCAGAAACGGGTAACGCTCTTAGCACAGAAGAAGCACAACATTTTCGTGAAGAAATAAGAAACACTAGCGAGTACTACACCGAACGAATGATTAGTTATATCTGTAACAACTCAAGCCTTTTTCCTGAATATACTACTAACACAGGTTCAGATGTACAGCCGAGTCATTCAGCATACTTTAATGGATTACATATATAATGAAGAAACATTACAAGCCAAAACAAATTAATATAACTAAACTAAAGTCCTACTTGGACAAAAAGCCTAAAACAAATGAAAGAAGTACAAGACACCTTACAAGTAGGGATAGCAAATAGTACAGCAATAGTATTTAGTTTATCAAGTGCTAATGAAATTTTAACACTTGTCAGTTTAACTCTAGCTATATCTTATACAATTTATAAATTCGTAAAGTTTGAAGAACACCAAGATAGATAAAATACAGCTCGTATTAATTAGAGATACATTCTCAGAGAATAGTACATTAGGAGAATTAAGTCTTAATGGAGTAAGGATTTGCGACACTCTTGAAAACCCTTGGAAAGATAATATAAGAAACATAAGTTGTATTCCTGAAGGGGAGTATGACGTAAGACTTAGATACCCTAGAGAATCAGGTACTAGGGACTACTTACACTTATTAATCAAAGGGGTTCAGGATAGAAGCTATGTTCTCGTGCATATCGGAAATTTTGTACATCAGACCAAAGGTTGTGTTCTAGTAGGCTTATCTAGTTCACAGGACGTTGTTAATAACTCTAAGCTTGCAATGGACTTACTTATGAAAGAAATCATTAATTTAGGCGGCACAAATATTAACTTAATAATTAAAAAAAAAGTATTATGAAAAAATGGATAATTTTCCAAACATTGAAAAAGATGTTCGCAAGTCGTAAGTTCCTTTACACAGTAGTAGGAATAATCGTTCAACTATTAAGTGATAATTGGGGTATTGACCCTGAAGTATCACAAAACATTCTTTATTCTTTAGTGGCACTTGTAATCGGTCAAGGTGTTGCGGATTCTCGTAAAGCATAGTTAGACTTAATGTCTGAGAATGGAAAAAGACTAAGGCTTTCCTCTGAAGAAGTTGAGTTAATCAATGAGCACAGAGGAGAGTCTTTACAAAACATTAACGGCAATACTGCTTTAGATATGCACCTACAAGATAGGGGTATTGATAAGAAAGATATTGTAAGCGTTAAGCATTGGCAGAATATGGGAGGGGATTTACGCTTTTCCATAGTTACTAAAGAACAATATGGTACAGACCAAAACGATTTACTTGAAGACGTTAAGAACCTAATAGATAATCACGCACCTACTTATCCGAAAATTAAAAGAGTAAAGGGAGATAACTTACTTATCATAAACCCTGCTGATATTCATATCGGAAAACTAGCAGTTGCTTTAGAAACAGGAGAAGACTACAATACAGAGATAGCTTGCGAAAGAGTCTTAGAAGGAGTTAAAGGACTTATAAGTAAGTCGCAAGGGTTTAATGTTGATAGAGTATTATTCTGTATTGGTAACGACATTCTACATACAGATAACGTAATGTCAAGTACTACACGTGGTACATACCAAGACACAGATGGTAAATGGTGGCAACATTATGAAATAGCTTTAAAGCTTTACGTTAAATGCGTTGAGATACTTAGACAAGTTGCACCTGTAGACGTTGTTCATTCAATGTCTAATCACGATTTCCAAAGTGGATTCCATTTAGCACACGCATTACAATCTTGGTTTAGAAAAGCTGATGACGTTACATTTGATATATCAGTAGCCAACAGAAAATACTATAAGTACGGAACTAATCTTATAGGACTCGAACACGGAGATGGTGCTAAAATGGATTTACTTCCTATGCTTATGGCAAATGAGAAACCAAAGGAATGGGCTGAAACTTCTCATAGGTATTGGTACTTACATCACGTACATCATAAAGTAAAATACAAATGGTTAGACGGAAAAGACTTCATAGGTTGTACTGTTGAATATATGCGTAGTCCTTCAGCAGCCGATAGTTGGCACGCAGGAAAAGGTTATCTTTCAGCACCCGCAGTAGAAGGATTCATTCATTCCAAAGACTCAGGGCAAATAGCTAGACTAGTACACTATTTCTAGCATACCCCTTTACGATTTAAGACACTTTAACCACAGTTTGATACTAATACACTAGACAGGACTTAAAACCTCTTATCTAGTGTTTTAGTATATTGTTAATAACTTTGTAAATAAAGTTGTGAATAATTGTGTGAGTAACTTTAAAAGTGTACTTTTGTCAAACATTAACTAAAAAAATTAAGATGAAAACAACACAACTAAATGAAATATTAACTAAAACTCTTAATGAGTTAGATGGAATAGAAAGGGTTAATAGATTAAAAATGTATGTTAAAAAAGCTGATACTAAAACATTAAAAAAATATCTATCAGGAAAAACAAATGAAAATTGGACTATTGAGTGTTCTATTGCAAATGATGAATTAATAAAAAGAAACTAAGATGAAAAACTTTAAGATTACAAATTTAAAAAGCAAAGTAGTTCAATTTATGAACGAAAGCGAAAAGGAGCAATTCTTTACTAAGAACTCTTTAGGGAACTATAAGAGAGAGAATGTTCAAGAACTAGACAGAGTAAGGTACAATAAAAAACTTCACGACTTTGCTTTCTCAGTTGGACTCTTGGCAGTATTTACAGTCCTACTATTCTTAATGTGCGGTACATTAGGATTCATTGACTCTTTAATATTTTAAAAATGGAATTACTAAAAACAATAAAAGTGAATGATGTAGTAAACAATATTACCGACTCAGTTCTATCAGGCGATATAAACCCTTTAGAAGCTATTGTAAGCCTTAAAAAGCTTGAAGAGATAGTAAAGCAAGCAAAGGTAAGAATAAACGAGTCAGTAATCATTGAAGCAGCTAAACACGGAAAGACTTTTGTGTTCGGAGATGCTGAGATAACTAACAAAGCTAGTGCAGGTCGTTATGACTATTCAAATATTATAGAGATTGTATCTATGGAAACAGGATTGAAGCAGTTAAAAGATAAACATAAGGCAGCATTAAAAGTAGATGTAATTGACTTAGAAACGGGAGAACTAATAGAAGCACCAATATACAAAGGAGGTAAAGAGATTATCTCTATCAAATTAAATAAAGAATAAAAATGAAAGAAGAAACAAAGCAGGACTATTTAATAGCTATACAAAGCGAATTAAAAGCACCTAAGAACCAATTCAATAGTTTTGGTAAGTATAAGTACAGAAGTGCAGAAGACATCTTAGAAGCCGTTAAACCACTTTTAAAGAAGTATGGTTGTTACTTAACGATAACAGAAACAACTCAAGAAATTGCAGGTTACTTAGTTTTAAATTCTAAAGTATCAATTTCAGATGGTGAAAAAACTATCTTTGTAGAAGCTCAAGCAGGAATAAACCCTGAACGAAAAGGAATGGATATAGCACAGTCATTCGGTTCTAGTAGTTCATACGCTAAGAAATATGCACTTGGTAACTTATTCTTATTAGATGATACAAAAGACGCTGATAGTAATGCAGTAAACGAACCTGCTTCAAGACCTCAAAAAATTAAGATGAACGTAAGGGTTTTAGAAAATATGCTTAAAGGTATTGCAGATGGTAAAGGAAAAGAAGTGAAAGAGTCAATGACTAAGTATGATATGACTAAGGAGCAGGAAAAGACTTTAACAGTAATGATTAACACAACAAAATAATTTAACCGAGAAAAGACCTACTCAATAATCATAGGCGAAATATATAATGGAAGTAAAAGGAACAGTAACACTAATTGCAGCAGCAGAAACAGGAACAAGTAAAGCAGGGAAGGAATGGACTAAGCAAGTTATCGTAGTAAATACAGGAGCAGAGTACAATCCTGAGATTGCAATACAAGCCTTCGGAGATGAAAAGATTAAGGACTTAAATAAACTTTCTGTTGGAGATGAAGTTAAAATCTTATGTAATGTATCTTCAAGAGAATACAACGGAAGATACTTTCATAACATTGATGGTTATTGGTTCGCTAAGATGGGAGATGAAGCTCCTACACCTGAAGTGGTTCAGTCTGACGATTTACCATTCTAAGATGACTGATAAACAAACCTTTAAGAATTTATGCAGCCTTACTACAGAGTTAGTAGGGTTGCCTGAAGGCTCTCTTTCGTGCAAGTCAAGGGAGCAGAAGTTCCAAATACCTAGAGCTGTAATAAGTATAATAGCTAGACAAGAAGAAAATATCCATAGAGATATTATAGGGAAAGGTATTAATAGAGATAGAACCTGTATAAACCATTATGAGAAGTGTCATAATATGAACTACAAGTCTTATCCTAAATACAGGAAAGCTTTTATAGATATATACATAGCTTACTGTAATGTGAAAAAACAAAAGAAATACTTTAAAACACAATTAGCTTTTGAAAAATTCATTGAGAAAAATAACATTTGTTCAAGTGAAAATTATCATACTGAACTAGCATTAAGAGCAGGGAATTTCTATGTTACTTTAAAATTAAGCCACCAAGACTTCTATAATGTTATTGAAATTATTAAATTTGCACTCAAAGATTACCATTACGAATACAAAGTTATATAATGAAAGAGCAACCTAATTACTACGCAATACTATCAGCTGAAGTCAGGTATGATAAAAGATTAAAGCCTAATGTTAAGTTGCTTTACGCTGAGATAACGGCTTTATGTGATATGAACGCAGAATGTTTTGCTTCTAATAAATACTTTGCTGACTTGTATGACTCAAAGGCTGATACTATATCAGGATGGGTAAGTCAATTAGTTAAGTATAAGTATGTTAAAACAAGATATGAATACGTAGAGGGTACCCGACAAATATCGAAGAGGTATATTAAAATAATCGGGGGGGGTGTACCACAAATATCAGGTAAGGTACCCGATAAATATCGAAAGAGTAGTACTACAAGTAATAATACTATAAGTATTAATAATAAGGGGAGTTTTGTTAAACCTTTAATTTTTGATATTAAAAAATATTGTTTAGAAAGAAAAAATAATGTAGATTGCGAAACATTTTATGACTTCTATGAAAGTAAAGGTTGGGTAATAGGGAAGAACAAAATGAAAAGTTGGAAAGCTTGCGTAAGGACTTGGGAGAAAAGAAACACTAAAACGAATACTAACGACAGAACTACTGCTCATAGGCACGAAGGAAATGTAGACTATGGAGATGGTTCATTTTAAAAAAAAAGATTATGAGAACAATAGAAGATACATTTAAGACAGCTGACTTCCTACAACCTAAGATGTACAATCGTTACACTTTAGGAACAAAGGAAGAACTAACAGAGATGTTCATTAAAGCTTTTAAGCATTACGACCAAACAGTTCAGACATACAGACATCTTCCTGCTTATGACCAAATAATAGATTGGCTAGTAGATACAAAAGGAAGGGGTTTAATAATATCAGGTAATTGTGGACTAGGAAAATCTACTATACTAAATTATGTTATCCCTGCAATTTTTAGAACTAAAGTAAATAAAGTTTTAATAAGTGTTGCAGCTAAAGACTTGGGAGAGGTATTAAGAAAACCGAATCCTTTTGTTATTATTGATGACTTAGGAACTGAAAGCATTAAGAACGACTACGGAACAAAGATAGACGCAGTAGTAGACTACATCTCTTATGCTGAAGATAATTCTAAGACTTTACTTATAACAACAAATTTAAAAGGAGAACAACTAAAAGCAAGATATGATGACAGGACTTTAGATAGACTAAGGAAATGTAAGAAGGTAGTAATAACAGGCGAAAGCTTTAGAAAATAAAATAAAAGATTATGAAAAAAGAAAAATTGTACAACCCTGAAACAACAGGAAGTTTTAAAATGATGTTTGGATTCCCGCAACCTTATGTATACCATTACGTACCTGTAGAAACTAGAAAACCTAGAGTATACAAACAGCAAGCAGCAGAAACATCAGGAGGAATGATATTAGAAAACCTTAAAGAATCAGAAAATGAAAACTAAAGAGAAAGTAAAGTATTGGCTAGACTTTGACTCAAGCCTTAAAGATGACGACAATAGACTATGTGCAAACATATGGGCTGAAGAACTAACTATCTTAGGGTACGGAGATTTTGATACTCCTGCGGTTGCATTCCTTAAGCTATATGCTCATAATAAATTAACATCAGCACCAAGTATAAAAAGAGCTAGAGCAAAGCTACAGGAAGAAGAACCTGCTTATAGAGGTAATAAGTATAGTTTAAGAAAAGGAAAGCTTCAGGACGATTGGAGAAAAAGACTCGGCTATGAAAACAATTAGCAAACTAAAGAAAGAGTTAGACAAATGGTTTAGCCTTTACATAAGACTAAGGGAAGCTAACGAATACGGAATGGTGCAGTGCTTCACTTGTGGAATAGTCAGGGGGTATAAAGACGGAATGCAGAACGGACACTTCCAAAGTCGTAAACATATGGCTACAAGATTCCACGAGGATAATTGCCAAGTTCAATGCATCAAGTGTAATATGTTTTCTCAGGGTGAGCAGTATAAGTTCGGATTATCTTTAGACTCTAAGTATGGAGAAGGCACAGCAGAAGAACTAGAGTTTCTGTCTAGAACTATTCATAAGATTTCAAGGGTTGAATATGAAGAACAGATAACTTATTATAAAGACCTTGTTAATAACTTAAAAGAAGAAAAAGGTATTGAATAGAATTTTTAGTATCTTTGGCATATGACAGAAAGCCCTGAAACCATTTATGCAAATGAAGAACATAGAACAATAGTTGAAACATATATTACTATGTGTAAAGAGTTCGCAAAGGACGTAAGTACATTAAGCCGTTATGAAAACTATTTAGAAGTTGTATCTGTTATTTTAGAATACTCAAATGCATATGGAGCAGTAGATTCAAGAGAACAGAACTTTTGGGATTGGATAATGATTATCCCTATAAACCTTTCAGTAGCAACTAACGGATTCTTTGCAGGAGTTGAAACAAAGAGTAACGCAGCAAAGGTTAGGTCATACGGAATACTCTTAGACAGGTTGTTAGAAGACACAGTTAGCAAGATTGATGGAATAGAAACTATAAAAGAATAATTATGAATGTATTGAGTTTATTTGATGGAATGAGTTGTGGTCAGATAGCATTAGAACGTGCAGGAATTAAAGTAGATAATTACTTTGCAGCTGAAATTAAGAAACACGCTATTGAAGTAACACAGCATAATTATCCAAACACTAAACAACTAGGAGATGTAACAAAAATAGAAGGAAAAGACTTACCTAAAATAGATTTACTTATAGGGGGTTCTCCTTGTCAGGATTTCAGCAGAGCAAACAAAGAAAGAAAAGGAGTAGAGGGTTCTAAGTCTAGTTTATTCTTTGAGTATGTTAGATTGTTAAAAGAATGTAAACCGAAATACTTTCTTTTAGAGAATGTAATAATGTCAGATTATAACTATTGGTTTATTTGTAATGAGTTAGATTGTGAGCCTGTAAGAATTTGTGGAAGTCTAGTTAGTGGTGCTTTAAGAGATAGGCTTTATTGGACAAACATACCACCATTTAGTTATGATATAACAGGAAGATTGATTAGTAACATACCACAACCAAAAGACGAGAAAATATATCTTCAAAATATATTAGATAGTGGTACTACTGATAAAAGAAAGCACTCTTGTTTAAACTGTAAGTCAGGTTACGAAACGCCTAATCAAGAATCTTTAATACACAGAAATAATACTACAGGAATGATTACTTTAATTAAAGAAAAGGAACGTGTTAGGTTAGTTAATCAAAATGAATTAGAAAAATTACATAATATTCCAAAAGGATATACTAGTATTTTAAATAAGACAAAAGCAGGAGATTTAATAGGAGATGGTTGGACTGTAGATGTGGCGACTCATATTTTTAAAAATATAAAAGAATAATGAAAGACATCTATAAAGAAATAGCTAAGCTATCAGATAAGTTCAGAACTATGGCTTATGGATTAACATCAGACGAAAATGAAGTGAATGAATCGGTTCAGGAACTTATGCTCTATCTACTTCAGATGAATAAATCTACACTTTCTGCAATTTACGAAAAGGACGGAATAGACGGAGTTACACGTTACGGAGCAGTAGCACTAAGACGTGCATTGACAAGTCCTAGAAGTAATTACTATTACAAGTACAAAAAGTACTACACGCATATTGACAGCTTGACAAGTGCAGTAACTTATAATGAAATGGAAACAGGGGAGACAATCCCTTCTAAGCACCTTTATAACCTTCCTAACGACATAATAGACGATTACCAATGGACTAGCCTTGAGAAGATAGATAAAGCCTTAGAAGACAATTTTTCTTGGTACGATACTAAGGTCTTCCAATTATACTACCACGAGAACAACACGTTAGACTCACTAGCAAAGAAGACAGGAATAAGTAGAAACAGTCTATTCACAACGATTGACAAAGTAAGAGTGCAACTTAAACAAAAACTAAGTGAATAAGTTCTTTGTACCGAAAGAGATATATGAAGATAGAATGACTATCTGTAAAGGTTGTACTTACTACTCAAGTGTATTAGGAAATTGCACAATTTGTTCCTGTTTTATGAAAGTGAAGTCAAGAATCAGCAGTCAATCTTGTCCAAAGAAGTATTGGTTAAAGACAAAAGAAATTGAAGTTAGTAAAGAAATACCACAGGAATTAATAAAAGAAGTTGTAGATTTGTACCCTGACTTAAAAACAGGAAGGGCTAAAGACATAAAGGCTAAGAAGAAAATGATAGAACTTTACAATGTAATATACGGAGCAAACTATTCAACCACTACTAATTGTGGGAGTTGTATCTCAACTTGCTTTGATGGTATAAAAAAGATATATAAAGAATATTCTAGGATTAATTAATAATTAATGGGTAAGACCACAAATAAAGCATTTGAGAACCTAGAATAGTAGAGGGGGGGTGTGGTTACCTCCCCAATACAATTAACTATATGCAAGTAAATATAATAAGGTGAAAAGTAAACAAAAGAATGTAAATGCATATAATATGTCTTGTTTATTCACGACTTTAAAAGACAAAATAGAATGAAGATAACAATACCAATAGACATAATGGGTCGTT